GAATTAGCTAAATTACCTGAATTTAAAGAGTATACTTCTAGAACAGAACGCTCAAAATATCTTATGGAAATGGGTATTCCTTTAAATACTGATTCAACTTTAAAAGGACAATTAGTATTTGCAGCTGAAAGAGCTACTGAATTAATGCAAGAAAAAATCATCACTGATAGAACAATAATTGATGTTATGGCTTTTGCTAAATTATCTACATCAATGAGTGATGGAGAAAAATTTTATTTAGGAGCTACTATTCAACCTTTAATGAATGAATATGATATTTTATTTTATGTATCTCCTGAAGGTGTAGAAATAGAAGATAATGGTGTTAGAGAAACAGATGCTAAATATAGAATGGCTATTGATAAAGAAATAAAATCAATTATACAAATGCATGGAGGTAAAAAAATTATTACTATTAAAGGCACAACTGAAGAACGTATAAAACAAGTTAAAAATGCTATAGTTTAATACGTATAACCATATGGCACAATCTAATATAAAACAAATCATAAAGCAAGAGTACGTTAAATGTGCTAAGGACCCAGTCTACTTTATGAGAAAATATTGTTATATTCAACACCCAACTAGAGGTCGTGTTCAATTTAACCTTTATCCCTTTCAAGAAGCTACATTAAAATTACTTCAAAAGAACGATAGAAGTATTATTTTAAAATCAAGACAGTTAGGTATTTCGACATTATCCGCAGGTATAGCATTATGGATGATGGTTTTTCAAAGAGATAAAGCTATATTAGTAGTTGCAACTAAACAAGACACAGCAAAAAACTTGGTAACTAAGGTAAAATTCATGTATGATAATTTACCTTCCTGGTTACAAATTGGATTTGTTGAAAAAAACAAATTAGCACTTCGGCTAAAAAATGGCTCCCAAATTAAAGCAGTATCAGCAGCAAGTGATGCTGGTAGATCAGAAGCAATTTCTTTATTGATTATTGATGAGGCTGCCTTTATTGAAGAAAATAGAATAGAAGACATTTGGGGTTCATCACAACAAACACTATCAACGGGTGGTAGAGCAATTGTTTTATCTACACCTAATGGCACAGGTAACTTTTTTCACAGAATGTGGGTTAAAGCACAAGAAAACCAAAATGGTTTTACACCAATTAGATTACCTTGGACAGTTCACCCAGAAAGAAATGAAGAATGGAGGTCAAAGCAAGATGATGAATTAGGCCCTAGAATGGCTGCACAAGAATGTGATTGTGACTTTACAACTTCTGGTAATACAGTATTTGATGCTGATCTTTTATCTTACTATGAAAAAACATTTATATGTGAACCGGTAGAAAAAAGAGGTATAGAAGGTAATTTACATATTTGGGAATATCCAGATTATACAAGAAAATATTTAATTGTAGCAGATGTAGCTAGAGGTGACAGTAAAGATTATTCTGCTTTTCATATTATTGACATAGAAGAAGCTAAACAAATTGGTGAATTTAAAGGTCAAATTGGTACTAAAGAATTTGGACATATGTTAGTAGCAATTGCAACTGAATATAATAATGCTTTATTAGTAATTGAAAACGCTAATATAGGATGGAATACAATTCAAATAGTAATTGATAAAGGTTACCAAAACTTATATTATTCACCTAAGGGCGATGCCGCAACTAATGCTGAAGCATTTTTAGCTAAAGGATATGATGTAACTGATTCATCAAAAATGGTTCCTGGTTTTACAATGAGTATGAAAACAAGACCTCTAACTATAGGTAAGTTAGATGCTTACATGAGAGAAAAATCAGTAATAATTCAAGGACAAAGAACAATGGAAGAACTTCGTACTTTTATTTGGAAAAATGGAAGAGCAGAAGCCCAAACAGGATACAATGATGACTTAGTTATGTCCTTAGCAACAGGATGTTATATAAGGGACACAGCACTTAAGTTTGCTCAACAAGGAGTAGATTTGACAAGAGCTACATTAAGAAATTTAGGAAAAAGCACCCCAGGTATTTATACAGGTGGAGTAAGTAAAAAAGATGCAGGTTGGTCTCAAGATATGGGAAATTTTGGTCAGCAAGATTTGACTTGGCTTCTTTAATATATTTATAACAAACAAAAAAGAATGGCAGATACTAGTTTATTTTCAAGATTACAACGTTTATTTTCAAGTGATGTAATCATTAGAAACATAGGAGGAAAAAAATTAAAAGTAATGGACACTGCTAGGATCCAAAAATATGGAAACCTAGCTACTAATTCGTTATATGATAGATTTACACGTTTACATAAACCTGTAGGGTCATCATTACAATATAATCCAACACTTAATTATCAGTCAATGCGACTACAGCTTTATAGTGATTATGAAGCTATGGATCATGACCCAATTATTGCAGCTGCACTAGATATTATGTCTGATGAAACTACTTCAAGAAATGAGTATGGACAAGTATTAAATATTAATTCATCCGATGAAAATATTAGAAAAGTATTACATAATTTATTTTATGATGTTTTAAATGTAGAATTTAATTTATCTACATGGATTAGAAACATGTGTAAATATGGTGATTTTTATCTTAAGTTAGAAGTATCTGAAAAATTTGGTGTATATAATGTTATACCAATGTCAGTGTATGAAGTAGTAAGAGAAGAAGGAACGGACCCTGAAAACCCATCTTACACTAGATTTACTCTTGATCCAAATGGTTTAGCTAGTGGTGCAACTAATACAATTAGAAGAGATCAATATCAATTAGAAAATTACGAAGTTGCTCATTTTAGATTACTTACAGATTCTAATTATCTTCCTTATGGTAGAGCATTTTTAGAACCAGCTCGTAAAGTATTTAAACAATTAATGTTAATGGAGGATGCTATGTTAATTCATAGAATTATGAGAGCACCTGAAAAAAGAACATTTTATATTAATGTAGGAGCTATACCACCAGAACAAGTAGAACAATTTATGGGGGAAACAGTAGCTAAAATGAAAAAAACACCTTATATAGATCAAAATACAGGTGATTATAACCTAAAATACAACATGCAAAACATTACTGAAGATTTTTATATTCCAGTAAGAGGTAATGATAACGCAACACGAATTGAAACAACTAAAGGTTTAGATTATGATGGAACTCAAGATATTGAATATTTAAAATCTAAAATGATGGCTGCTTTAAAAATACCTAAACCATATTTAGGTTATGATGAAGGAGTAGAAGGTAAATCAACATTAGCAGGTATGGATGTTAGATTTGCTAGAACAGTAGAACGTGTTCAAAGAATTGTAGAATCAGAATTAACTAAAATAGCATTAGTACATTTATATTCACAAGGATTTACAGACGAACAATTAGTTGATTTTTCTTTAGAATTAACTACACCATCTATTATATATGAACAAGAAAAAGTAGAATTATTTACAGCAAAAACAACAGTTGCTGGAGATATGATGGATAAAGGTTTATTTTCAAAAGATTGGGTTATGCAAAACATATATGGTTTATCTCCTGATGAATATGAAAATGAGATAGAAAATCAAATTGAGGATGCTACTCATAAATTTAGACTTTCACAAATTGAAAATGAAGGAAATGATCCTGTAGAATCAGGTATGTCATATGGTACACCCCATGATTTAGCTTCACAATATGGTAATAAAAGAGACAAAGCAGTAGGCCCAGCTCAAATACCATCAGGATATGATGAAAAAGAACCAGGTCGTCCTGTAGAAAAACCTCAAAATTATGGTTCGGATAAAGGTAATTTTAGTAGAGACCCATTAGGTAAAGGAGGACTAGCAACAGCTAAACCAGAAAAACCATCAGATGGTAATAAAGTTTCCACATTTGAAGCAGCACAACTCAAAAAATCTCTTCAAAAACGTTTTAATAAAAAAAGAATATTAAAAGAAAAAGATGAAAATGGACTATTATCTGAGAAAAATATTAAGTCTTAGAAAAAAGTTTATATTTATATATAGATAAATTGCAATTTATACACAAAAAATGAAAGTAAAACATTCTAAGTACAAGAATACTGGAATTTTATTTGAACTCCTTACAAGGCAGCTAACAGCTGACACTATAGCTGGTAATAATCCAAGGGCCTTGTCAATTATTAAAAAATATTTTAGTGGTAATTCTGCTCTATTAAAAGAGTACAAAATATATCACACATTCACATCCCAAAAATATAAAGAAGATAATAAAGCTACTATGTTAATTAATACATTAATTGAAGCACATGGAAAATTAAATAAAAGTCAGTTAAGACGAGAAAAATATAATCTAATTAAAGAAATAAAAGAAACTTATGATATAAATAATTTCTTTAAAGCCAAAATTAACGATTATAAAGTAATGGCATCTATTTTTAATTTACTTGAAAATACTAATGCATCCCCAACATCTATTGTAGAATCTAAAACAACACTTTTAGAACATATTACTATAAAACCAAAAACTATTAAGAAAAACACAGTTTTAGAAAATTATAGTAAACAAGACACAGACACTAGATTACTTACTTACAAAGTTTTACTTGAAAAATTTAATAACAAATATAGTGGGTTACAAGACAACCAAAAAACATTATTAAAAGAATATGTTAACAGCGTTACTAATAGTCCTTCTCTTAAATCTTATATCAACCAAGAAATTAAAACAGTTAAAAAAACAATTGATGGTTATTCTAAAAAGGTGGAAGACAAAGCAGTAGCTGTAAAATTAACTGAAACTAAAAACATGATTAAAACATTATGTAAAAAAACATCAGTAAATGATGATAATGTTATTAACTTACTTAACTATTATGAATTAGTAAATGAGTTAAAAACAATTCATGGTTAGTCTTATTGACATATATAATATAAAAGAATCTACTTTTAGTGAATTAAAAAAAGATAGAGATCCTGCTAGAGGAAATAAAGCAGGAAATAGAGAAAGAGATTTTAAATTAGTTAGTGGAGAACCAGATCCTGAAACAGGCAAAATATCTTCTAAAGTAGTTAAAAAACCATCTGTACCTAATATGGTTAAAGATTTAGAAGCAGAAATTCAGGATTTTCAAAAATTAGTAAATACTAATCCTAGTGATATAGTATTATTTAATATATTAGAAGAATTAAAAGATTTATATAATAAATTTAGAACACACGCAAGAAAAAATTATAATGAGTAAACCATTTAACATACACGATTGGCAAGCTAAACAAATACAACAACGTTTTAATAAATCATTAAATGAAGCATTAAACCCAGAAGTATCTAGAAAGGTAGATAGTTTTATTAAAGCAATGGCAGATAGATATGAATATAGCGAACAAGACGCCATATTTGCTATTATGGCAGCTTTAAAACAAAGAAATATGGATGAAGCAAATATGACAGGTACAGGTGCTTCATTTAATGCAGGTTCAGGTGAAGGATATATGACACCAAACGCTTTTAAAAAGAAAAAAAAGAAATAATATGCTATTAACAGAATATAGACAATTTAAAGTAGATAAATTATTAGTAGAGCAGTCTATTAAAGAAAACAAATCTTTAGTAGTTAAAGGTGTTATCCAAAGAGCAGAAGCTAAAAACCAAAATGGTAGAATTTATCCAAGAGAAATTTTAGAAAGAGAAATTAACAAATATGTTAATGGTCCTGTTAAAGAAAGAAGAGCATTAGGTGAATTAGACCACCCAGAATCTTCAGTTATTAATTTACAAAATGTATCACACAATGTTACAAAAGTTAAAATGGTCGGTGACGATGTTTATGGCGAAGTTGAAATATTATCTACTCCAGCAGGTAATATACTTAAAGAATTATTCAGAAATGGAATTACTGTTGGCATTAGTTCTCGTGGAATGGGTTCAGTACAAGAAGGTCCTGGCGATACTGTAGAAGTACAAGATGACTTTGAATTATTATGTTGGGATTTTGTTTCAACTCCATCAACACACGGTGCATTTATGAAACCAGCTGGAAGAGCAATTCAAGAATTACAAGAGGGTAAAATCCAATTACCAGAATATAAATATACAAACGTAAATAACATTATACGCGATATTATCTGTGATAACACGGGTACTTGTCAATGTTAGTCGTGAACAATTGATTATTCATAACTGTAAAATCTCCACGAAAAAATGTGGGTAGGCCAAAATCTGGTCATATGTATTACAAGCAATAAAGGTTACAAAAATATATTAACTCCTATGAGAGATTAAAAACATATAAAGTACTATACGTACACATAGCTTAAGAGGGACAATTCCTGTTTCCTCTTATATTTCAATTAACACGAGTATTAACTAAAACAAAAATTATGAGAAAATTGATTTTAAGTTTAACTTTGGGGCTAGGTTTAGCACTTGGAGTAAACGCACAGGAAAAAGGTGACTGGTACATTGGTACTGGAGACATCGCAAACAAAGCATGGACTGAGTGGTCCGTAAGCCCAACAGTAGGATATGGTTTAACAGAAAACATCATGGTAGGTGCATCTGTTTCACAAGCAGACTCTACAGTTGATTTGGCTATTGATTTGCATGCAAGATATTTTATGAAAGGATATTTTGTGTACGTTTCAACGACAGGTTTAAACACTGACAATTTATGTGTTGGTGCAGGTAAAATGTTTACGTTTCACAAAGGCGTATTTGTAGATCCTAAAGTGGTTTATGACGCAGCGGCTAAGACAACTAATTTAATGTTAGGAGTAGGTCTTAAATTTTAATTATTAACTAAAAAAATCAAACAATCATGGAAAAAGTATTTTCAACAGTAAGTGGATTTTTAGGAGGATTAGGGTCATTATTTTTGGCTTTAATTCCAGTATCAATTCTTTGGTTTGTCTTAACAGGCGGGTCAGTGTTTGGAATGGATGTAATTGCTAACCTAACTTCATTAGTAAATGGATTTGGTAATGGTGGTTTCGTAGGATTAGTAGTATTAATCCTAGTAGTATCTTTCTTTACAAATAAAAAGTAATATTTAGTTAAATATTTCATTAAAGGCGCCTATGGCGCCTTTTTTGGTTTCCCCTCTCCTATTATATGTATGTCGGAAAACATACGCGCTTCTTAATAAGCCGTCCCTGACTATTTATAACCCTATTAAGGTTCCTAATAACCTTATTTCCCGTACAATTTATTAACGAGACTCGAAAGAGAAAAAACCGAAAGAAAATGGCAAAGAACATTTTAAAAGAGGCTATCGCTGACGCTAAAGCAGTTCGTGAAGTTGCTCTTGCAAATGCTAAGGCTGCACTAGAAGAAGCTTTCACTCCGAAACTTCAATCTATGCTTTCTGCTAAATTATCAGAAGATCTAAATGAAGAAATGGATGAAGATGATAAAATGGAAGAAATGTATTATGATGAAGACGAAGCCGATGAAGATATGAAGGAAATGTCATATGATGAAGATGAGGCTGATGAGGATATGAAAGAATCTGATCTAGATGAAGAAATAGATTTGGAAGAAATTCTTAACGAATTAGAATTAGAAGAAGGCGAAGAAGCCACAGAAACAGTTGATGAAGCTAAAGAAGATGATTTAGATGAAGCTAAAAAAGATGACGACAAAGACGACATGAAAGAAGCTACAGATGAAGATTTGAATGAAGCTGATGAAGACATAGATGAAGCAGTAGGTTATCCAAACCATAGAGCAGACCAGGTACAAAAAGTTAAGCATGATGCTAGCGATATTAACCAAGGTCTAAACGAAGGTGAGAATTTTGACTTAGATGCTCTTCTAGAGGAAATCAACAATTTAGACGAAAAAGAAGACAAAGACGACGTTAAAGAAGGTGAAGACATTACTGAAAACGGAGACGATGACGATGATTACTGGAAGAAAGTATCTTCTGGTGGTGGTGGTTATGGTCACTTCGAAGAAGGTGAAGACACTAACGAAGTTGTTGGAACAGCAGCAGCAATCGGAGGAATCATTGCAGCAGCAGGTGGTTTAAGCGCTTTAGAAACAGCAGCTGAAGATCCAGAATTTGCTAACAAGTACCCAAAAGTAGCTAAAGCATTAGCAATGATGCAAAAATTAGGCGGACAAGCAGGTGCAGCGAAAAGAATGGAAGAAGAGGCTAAAGACAAAGAGCTTGAAGAAACTAAAGCAGCTTTAGAAGCAGTCACTACTGAACTTAACGAAGTTAATTTGTTAAACTCTAAATTATTATATGTTAACAGAATCTTTAAAGCAAACAACTTGGATGAAGGACAAAAACTACGTGTAGTTGAAACTTTAGACAATGCGACAAACGTTAAAGAAGCTAAGTTAATATATGAAACAATCAAGGATACTTTCACTGTTGCTAATAACAAGAAAGAATCTTTTAAAAACAGAACGAAATCATTGAAAGAAGGAATTGGAATGGCTTCTAAAGCAGCTGGTACTAGTACCGCTCCTAAAAAAGAAGTAATTTCAGAATCTAATGATATGATGAAACGTTTTCAAAAATTAGCAAACATTACAATTAACGAATAATTGTATAATATTAATTTAATAAATTTACAAAAAATGGACAATGTAAACAATTTATTAGAGGGAGCAACCCCTTATAAAGTAATGCAAGACCAAGCCGGTAAATTAGCCGGAAAATGGTCTAAGTCAGGGCTTTTAGAGGGAATTAATTCTTCTACAGAACAAAACAACATGGCTATTCTTTTAGAAAACCAAGCAAAACAATTGGTGAATGAAGCTAATTCCACAGGAACTGGTACATCAATTACAACTGGTAATTCTGAAGCATGGGCTGGTGTTGCTCTTCCATTAGTACGAAGAGTATTTGGTGAAATCGTTGCTAAAGATTTAGTATCGGTTCAACCAATGAATTTACCTGCTGGATTAATCTTTTATTTAGATTTCCAATATGGTTCAAACGGAACTTTACAAACAAGTGGAGAATCACTTTATGGTGCTGAGTCAACTCTTAAGAGAACTGACGGTGCGTTTAACAAAGGTCTTTATGGTGCTGGTGAATTTAGTTATTCAACAGAAACTACATCATCAACTTTCGCAGCAACTGCTGCTGCAGCAGCAACAAATGCAACATATGCATCTGCATCTGCTGAAGTACTTGATATTTTAGCTAATGATACTGAATTTTCAGCATCTAAGCATGCAAAAATATCTGCAGGGACAATTAAGACAATTCAGATAGCTAAAACTGGTCTTCAAGAATTTGATGTTGATAGTATTAGAGCTTTTAAAATTTCTGATGCAGGAACACACATTGATGCATTTTACCCACAATTCACAAGAATTGAAGGAGATAATGTAGAATTTGTTGTTGAAACAGGAGCTGCAAATGAAGCATTTGGTGTAGTTACAGTTGAATACCAAAAAGGACCAGACAACTTAAATGACAGAGGTGATTTCGAAGAAACTACTTTTGCACAAGTTGGTGATAGTAATACAGGTGGTATTGATATTCCTGAAATTAACGTTCAGTTAAGATCTGACACAGTTGCTGCTAAAACACGTAAATTGAAAGCACAATGGACTCCTGAGTTTGCTCAAGATCTTAA